CTAGCAGAGAATAACAAACCACGTTTATTGTATTATTTAAGAAGAAGAGGATACAGAGGCTTCTCAATGAACAGACCTGATAAAGTATGGAACAAACTATCTGTTGCCGAAAAAGAAGTAGGTGGAATACCTAACTCTAGCGAGGATATAAAACAATCACATGCAGCTGCAATAGAAATGTACATACAGGATCACGTTGGTATAAAGCCAGACGGGTCACACGGAACAGTTTATTTCAATGACCTTCTTAACGATTGGTCTAAATTTGATATAAACAATAGAGGTAAATTTGATGCATCTATAAGTTCTGGTTTAGCTATAATGGGTTGTAATAGACATTTATATGCTCCAAACGCTAAAGTAGAAAAACAAAAACTAAATATAAGTTTCGCAAGGTATAAACAAGGTGGAACACATTCAAAATTAATAGAAAATTAATATGGCTGAGTCAGTTGTTAAAAGTTCTTTTCCAAGTCAAGTCGCTAGCGATTTAGAGAAAGTGAGTAAAGACTACGGTTTGAAAGTTGCTAAAGCAATTGAAAGCGAGTGGTTCAAAAGAGATTCTGGTACTAACAGATTCTTTGGTAACCAAACAGAGTTTCACAAACTAAGGTTGTATGCTAGAGGAGAACAATCAATACAAAAATATAAAGATGAATTATCTATAAACGGTGATTTGTCTTACCTAAATTTAGACTGGAAACCAGTACCTATTATACCTAAGTTTGTAGATATAGTAGTAAACGGTATATCTGAAAGAGTATTTGATATAAAAGCATTTTCACAAGATCCAGCAGGTGTAAGCAAGAGAACAGCTTATATGGAGTCAATGCTTAGAGATATGAGAACTAAAGATCTAAACGCGTATGCTAAAGAAGCGTTTGGCGTTGATCTTAATGAAAACGATCCAGAGATACTACCTGACTCACAACAAGAGTTAGACTTGCATATGCAACTTAGTTACAAGCAAGCTATAGAAATAGCTGAAGAGCAAGCTATCAACGTTGTTCTTGAAGGTAATAAGTATGATTTAACTAGAAGAAGAGTTAACTACGATTTAACAGTACTTGGTATGGGTGCTGTTAAAACTGTTTATAATAAATCAGAAGGTATTAAAGTTGAGTACGTTGATCCTGCTAATATGGTTTATTCGTATACCGAGTCACCTTATTTTGATGATATATACTACGTTGGTGAGGTAAAAACAATACCAGTAAACGAGCTTAAAAAACAATTCCCTAATTTATCTAAAGAAGAGTTAGTTAAAATAACTGGGCAAGGGTTTCAAAACAGTGGCTTCTACAATAGAAGTTTAACTGAGTCTAACCAAAACGATAAAAACCAAATACAAGTACTGTACTTTAATTACAAAACATATGCTAATGAAGTGTATAAAGTTAAAGAAACAGCAACAGGTGCTAGTAAGGTCATAGTAAAAGATGATTCTTTTAACCCTATGGTAGATCAAATGCTTGAAGCTAAGTATGGTAAAATGTCTAGATCACTAGAGGTTTTATACGAAGGAGCTTTAGTGTTAGGTACTGAAATACTACTTGATTGGAATTTAAGTAAAAACATGATGAGACCTAAGAGTGATCACACTAAGGTTAAAATGAATTACAGTATAACAGCGCCTAGAATGTACAAGGGACGTATAGAATCACTTGTAGGACGTATAACTGGTTTTGCTGATATGATACAACTAACTCATCTAAAACTGCAACAGGTGATGTCTAGAATGACTCCTGATGGTATATACTTAGATGCTGATGGTTTAGCTGAGATTGATTTAGGTAATGGAACTAATTATAATCCACAAGAAGCATTAAACATGTTCTTTCAAACTGGTTCTATCATAGGTAGGTCTATGACATCTGAAGGTGATATGAACCCAGGTAAAGTACCTATACAAGAAATATCTAGTGGAAACGGTGGTGCTAAAATGCAGAGTTTAATAGGTACGTATAACTACTACTTACAAATGATAAGAGATGTAACTGGTTTAAATGAATCATCAGACGCGTCTACTCCATCAAAAGATGCTTTAGTTGGTGTTCAAAAAATAGCAGCAGCTAACAGTAACACGGCTACAAGACATATACTACAATCAGGATTATACATAACATCAGAAGTCGCTGAAGCTATATCACTTAGAGTATCGGATATACTAGAGTATTCTCCTACAAGAGATGCTTTTATACAAAAGATAGGAATACACAATGTATCTACATTAAGTGAATTAGGTAACTTACATTTATCAGACTTTGGTATACATATAGAATTATCGCCTGATGAAGAGCAAAAAGCTTTACTAGAGCAAAACATACAAATGGCTTTGTCTGGTGGAGGTATTGATTTAGAAGACGCTATAGATCTTAGAGAGATTAAGAATATAAAGTTAGCTAATCAATTACTTAAGATACGTAGAAAAAAGAAACAAGAGAGAGATCAGTTAATGCAACAGCAGAACATACAAGCTCAAGCACAAGCTAATGCTCAAGCTCAACAAGTAGCTGCTCAAGCTGAAGTACAAAAAAATCAAGCTATAACTCAACAGAAGATGGAGTTAGAGCAAATGAAAGCTAAGATAGAAGAGGAGAAAATAGCTAGAGAAGTTTTATACAAGAAAGAGCTTATGAACCACGAGTTTCAAATAAACATGAGACTTAAAGGTATGGAAGTTGAAGGTATGAAAAACAAAGAAGCTTATAAAGAAGATCGTAAAGACGAAAGAACTAAGATACAAGCATCTCAACAAAGTGAGTTGATTGATCAAAGAAATAGTGGTAAACCACCTAAAAACTTTGAATCTTCAGGTAATGATATACTTGGAGGCGGTTTTGATCTAGGGGCATCAGATCCTAGATAATTATTTATTAATTTTATAATATTATATTATGTCAGAAGAAAAACAAGAAGAACTTCAAGAGGAAGCTGTAGAGCAAACTCAAGAAGTTAAAGTTGATGCTGTTCCAGAGGAACCAGCTGATGACGGACCAAAAGCTGAAATTTTAGAAGATGGTACGTTTAAATTAGATTTATCACAAGGTTCAAAAGAGCCAGAAGTAGAACAAGAGCCGGAGCCAGAAGTACAACCGGAACCAGAAGTTGAAGAGCAATTTGTTGGTTTAGAGGAAGTTACAGAAGAACAACCGGTAGAAGAAGTAAAAGAGCAAGTAGAAGAACTTGAAGAACAAGTTGAACAAGCTTTAGTTGAAGCTGATGCTGGTGTTGAATTACCAGAGAACATTCAAAAAGTTGTTGAGTTTATAAACGAAACAGGTGGTTCGCTAGAAGACTATGTTAAACTAAATCAAGATTTTACTAGCTACGATGATAAGTCTTTACTTAGAGAGTATTACAAACAAACAAAACCTCATCTAGATAACGATGAAATAAACTTTTTAATGGACGATCAGTTTTCGTTCGATGAAGACGTTGATGAGGAAATAGATATTAAAAGAAAAAAATTAGCGCTAAAAGAGCAGGTTGCAAGTGCTAAAGGCCACCTAGACGGGCTAAAGTCTAAATATTACGAAGAAGTCAAAGCTGGTTCTAAGCTCGCGCCAGAACAACAGAAGGCTGTAGATTTTTTCAATAGATATAACGAAGAGTTAGAGGAAACTAACAAGACTCAAGGTTTACAACAAAGAGTATTTCAAGAAAAAACTTCTCAAGTTTTTAACGATCAGTTCAAAGGTTTTGAATATAAGGTTGGAGAAAAGAAATACAGATTTAACGTAAAAGATGCTGCAAAGGTTAAGGATACACAAAGCGACATTAACAATTTTGTCAAGAAGTTCTTGAATGAAAAAAATGAAATGTCAGATGCTTCAGGTTATCACAAATCTTTATTTACAGCAATGAACCCTGATTTAGTAGCTCAACACTTTTATGAACAAGGTAAAGCTGACGCTGTTAAGAACAGTATGGCTAAATCTAAAAACATCGATATGGATCCAAGGTCTACTCACGAGAAGGCACCAAATCCAAATGGGTTTACAGTAAAAGCGGTTGACAGTGGTTCTAATGACTTTAAGTTTAAAATTAAAACAAGATAACTTAACAATTAAAATTAAAAAATTATGGCTAGTGGATCATTCACTGGGAGCTCATCAGCTCTCTCACATTTAACACCAAGACCTGTAAAAGATTTATACGGGTCAAATTACCTGTCTATAACAGGAAACGATTACAACTTTACTAAACAATTCCTACCAGAAGTTTACGAAAAAGAAGTTGAAAGATACGGTAACAGAACTGTTGCTGGATTTTTAAAAATGGTAGGAGCGGAAATGCCTATGGCATCTGACCAAGTTGTTTGGTCTGAGCAAGGTCGTATTCACGTTGCTTTTAACGACTGTTCTACAGACGGTGACGGTGGAGCAACAAATGAACTTACTTTTTCATCAGCAGCTAACGCTAGTATGATTGATGTTCATGATACTATTGTTGTAAGCAAAGGTGGTGTAACAGTAAAATGTTACGTTTCAGCTAGAGCAGCTGGCGCTTCTGTTGCTACTGTTATTCCTTACACTGCTGCTACTTTAGCTGCTGCTGGTATCACGAATAGCATGAGTGGAATAAGCGTATTTGTTTACGGTTCTGAGTACAAAAAAGGATCTGCTAACGCTGGAAACTCTAAAGATGCTGACTTTACTACTTTTAGTAACAAGCCAATCATCTTAAGAGACAAGTATAGTGTAAACGGATCAGATACTGCTAGTATCGGTTGGGTAGAAGTAACTACTGAAGCTGGAACTGGAGGATACTTATGGTACTTAAAGTCTGAGCACGAAGCAAGATTAAGATTTGAAGATCAATTAGAGATGTCTATGATTGAAGCTGAGCCAGTTTCTGGTTCTCAATTAGACGGAGCTGGAGTATTTGGAGTTGCTGGACAACACGGTACACAAGGTTTATTCTCTGCTATTGAAGAAAGAGGATTAATCTACAACAACCCTGATTTCGGTTCTTCTGGAACTGGTGCAGGTGAAGGTTTAGCTGAATTTGACGTTGTATTACAAGAATTAGACAAGCAAGGTGCTATCGAGGAAAACATGATGTTCTTAAATAGAGGAACTTCATTAGCAATTGATAACATGTTAGCTGCTCAAAATTCTTACGGAACTGGAGGTACATCTTATGGTGTATTTGACAACTCTGAAGATATGGCGATTAATTTAGGATTCTCAGGATTTAGAAGAGGTTCTTATGATTTTTACAAGTCTGACTGGAAATACCTAAACGATGGTACTACAAGAGGATTAATTGGAGATGTACAAGGTGTATTAGTTCCTGCTGGAACAAGTACTGTTTACGATCAACAATTAGGTAAAAACATCAAAAGACCATTCTTACACGTACGTTACAGAGCTTCTGAAGCGGATGATAGAAGAATGAAATCTTGGATCACAGGTTCAGTTGGTGGTAACTACACTAGCGACGAAGACGCAATGAACGTTCATTTCTTATCAGAAAGATGTTTATGTGTTCAAGCTGCTAACAACTTTATCTTGTTCAAAGATACTGATGGTGTAACTGGAGATAGTGACTAATCAATAACAAATGTAATTCTTACCCTCGTTGAACTGACGGGGGTAATTATTACCCTTATTAAATTATATTATATCATGAAAAAAACAAATACAACTCCCTCGACTTGGGAAATTAAAGATAGAGTTTATTTATTAAAAGGTAGCAAGACACCTTTATTATTTACAGTACCCGCGAAACACAGTAGAGCTAAGTCTTTATTATGGTTTGATGAAGATCAAGGTCTTCAAAGGGAATTAAGATATGCAACTAACCAAAACTCACCTTTTGTAGATGAGCAAAAAGGTACAGTAACACTAGGTCATATATTTTTTAGAGATGGAAAACTTATGGTGCCAAAGCAAAAGCAGAATTTACAAAAGCTTTTATCACTTTATCACCCACTAAACGGTAAGTCTTACTTTGAAAAAGATGATGTTAAAGAAGCTGAAGTTGATTTATCTTATTTAGAAATGGAAATTGAAGCTTTAAAAATTGCTTCTGAGTTTAGCATAGATGATTGTGAGTCTCTATTAAGAGTTGAAACATCGTCCAATGTAGATACCATGACTAGTAAGGAAATAAAAAGAGATACAATAGTTTTTGCTAGAAACAATCCTCAAGAGTTTTTAAGAATAATACAAGATGAGAATATAGCTTTAAAAAGCTTAGCTTTAAAGGCTGTAAATCAGAACATTATAAAGCTATCACCAGATGGTAGATCTTTTGCTTGGGCTAAAAACGGTAAAAAACTAATGGCTGTACCATTTGATCAAGAACCATATCCAGCTCTAGCTGCTTGGTTTAAGACAGATGAAGGAATGGAAGTTCTAGATAGTGTACAAAAGAAAATTAAATAGATTACCTTATAGTAGTTAGGCTACTTCGGTAGCCTAGTTATTATAAATAAAAAAAAATTATGGCAGTAAGTATAGATACAGTATATCAAAGGGTTTTAGCTATTGCTAATAAAGAGCAAAGAGGTTATGTAACGCCTCAAGAGTTTAACATATTAGCTAATCAAGCTCAGATGGATATATTTGAGCAATACTTTTATGATAAAAATCAATTCCTTAGACAACCAGGAAACGACACTACTTATTCAGATATGATAGATCTTTTAGATGAAAAGATTGATATATTTGAGAAGTATAGACAAACTGTTGTTTTAGGATCTAATGGTATTGCCACCATGCCAGATTACTATAGAATGGGTGAATTATACACTAACGCCTGTGGTAAGTTTGTTGAAATAGAAAAAATAAATCAAAACGAGATACACCATATATTAGCATCTCCATTAACAGCGCCTAGTATAACCTACCCGGTATATGTTAGAGTAGGAGGAACTACAGAGATCAATAGAAATAGATCAATCCAAATTTATCCAACAACTATACCTTCAAATTCTACAGTAGTGTGTAACTACATATCTAGACCAACTCAAGTTGTTTGGGGTTATACTGTTGTTAACAATAAAGCTCTATACAATTCATCTTCTACAACTAATTTTGAGTTACATGAGTCTGAAGAAACAGGTTTGGTTTTTAAGATACTAGCATTAGCTGGTGTTTTAATAAAAGATCCTAACCTATACCAAATATCATCAACAGAACAAGCCAAAGACGTTCAAGAAGAAAAACAATAAGATATGCCTTTATTCACAGGAACACAACAACAGTATTATAACAACTCTCAGTCATTCACTGGCGATGGTTCTACTACTGCTTTTACATTAACATTTTCTCCTTTACCAGTTATAGCTTCTGATTTTAGAATATTTATAAATGGTTCAGAGGCAGATACTGCTTTATACGATTCAACACCTTACAATAATAGCTCTGGTGTTGTAACGTTTGATGCAGCGCCAGCTAATGGAGCGGTTATATTAGTTCAACAAACTACGTTTCCAGAAAACTTTGGTAATTATCAATTTATAGGTATTGATGATATAATAAATAACTTTATAATATCTTACGTAGGAGAAGACAAAATAATACCTAAAGCTAGAAGATCAGATATTGCTTTTCACGCGCAGAGAGGCATACAAGAATTAAGCTACGATACATTTAAATCTACTAAAGCTCAAGAAATAGAAATACCACCTTCATTAACTATGAAACTTCCACATGATTATGTTAATTATGTTAAAGTTGCATGGAAAGATAGTTCAGGTATTGAGCATATTATTTATCCAACAGGTAAAACTAGTAACCCTACAGCTATATTGCAGGGTGATGATTTTAACTATATATTTGGAGATGATGAAACTTTACTTACAGCACAGAACTCTAACTCTTGGACAGACTTTAGTTACAGTGCTCAAATAAACTCAGCTGATCCTAGTGCTAGTCTATACGACTACCTAACTGATTCAGGTAGAAGATATGGTTTAAACCCTGAAACAGCACAGTCAAACGGTGTATTTTATATAGACTCTGAAAGAGGCTTAATACACTTTAGTTCAGACATAAGTGGTAAAACAGTTATACTTAAATATGTAAGTGATAGCTTAGGTACTGACGCTGAAATGATAGTACACAAATTTGCTGAAGAAGCTATGTATAAATACATGGCTCACGCTATATTATCAACAAGAGCGAACGTGCAAGAATACTTAGTAGCTAGATTTAAAAGAGAAAAGTTTGCAGCCATAAGAACAGCTAAATTAAGACTATCAAACTTAAAAATTGAAGAGTTATCTCAAGTTATGAGAGGTAAATCTAAACATCTAAAACACTAAAGCATGCCAGAAATCAAACGAAATTTTCGTGCAGGTCGAATGAATAAAGACTTGGACGAGAGATTAGTTCCTAACGCTGAGTATAGAGACGCTTTGAATATGCAAATCGCTAGCTCAGAAGGTGATGATGTTGGTGCAATGCAAAATGTTCTTGGTAATAAACTAGCTTATAGTTCTGCTATAAATATTGCTGCAGGTAAATGTATTGGTTCTGTTAGAGATTCTGCTAACGATAAAATATATTGGTTTATAACTGGTAGTAGTATTGATGCAATAGTAGAGTATGATCAGTATACTAAAATAGCATCACCTGTCTTAGTTGACACTCTAGGTATATTAAACCTAAGTTATGATAATCTTATAACTGGTGTCAACATAATAGAAGGTTTATTGTTTTTCACAGATAATAATTCTGAACCAAAAAAAATAGAAATAGCTAAATTCAAAGCTGGATCTACAGATTTTTCTACACACACGGTGCTAACCACAGCACACTCAACAGCAACATATAATTTTACACTTGATGACGTAACTGTTATTAAGAAATCACCTACACAAGCGCCAACTATATCAATGTCTTCATCTTTGAGATCGGGTATAGTAGAGAGTGTTTGTTTGAATAAGTCTTTCGTTGATTCAAATGGTGATCCATTAGATAGCGGATTACACCCTGAAACAAATAGTAATTTTACTTTTCAACATAATATGAACTTAATTGTTGGAGATAGATTAAAGTTTACTGTTTTAGATGAAAGTGAAGATGAAGAAGTTATAGCTACTGTTATAGACTTATTAAGTTTCTCTCCAAACACCTTCAAGTTAAGCTTAGACGCTGTGTCTACTAGTATAGTTTCTGGATCTGTTGATTGGAAAGTTATTTTAATAGAAGAAAAATCTTTATTTGAATTTAAGTTTCCTAGGTTTGCATATAGATACAAGTACAAAGATGGTCAATACTCTTCTATAGGACCTTTTAGTCAGGTAGCTTTTTTGCCGGACGAGTTTGATTATATGCCTAAGAAAGGCTACAATAAAGGTATGGTTAACACTTTGAGAAAATTAACTATATCTAACTTTATAACTAGCAGAATGCCTAAGGATGTTGTAGAACTAGACATACTTTACAAAGAAGATAAAAGCACAAACATATACACTGTTAAAAGTTTAAAAGGTGATCCTGTTAATACTGATGAAGAGTGGACAAACAACTCTATGCTTATAGAGTCAGAAGTTATATATAAAATACTTCCAGCAAATCAATTACTTAGACCTTGGGATAATGTACCTAAGAAAGCTAAAGCACAAGAGTTTACTGCTAATAGGTTATTATACGCAAACTACACTCAACAGTATGATATAAAAGACTCTAATGACGCTGAAATATCACCAAAGTTCAATGTATCTATAGTTCAATCATCTGATTCAACTTACAGTGTAAGAAGTCCTGGTAAGTCTATAAAGTCAATGAGAACATATCAATTAGGTGTTGTTTATAGAGATGACTTTGGTAGAGAGACACCTGTTTTAACAGATACAACTGGTTCTATTCAACTACCTAAATCACAGGCTATAAACTGGAACGTTTTGCGGGTTAGCTTGACAAGTGAGCCACCGTACTGGGCAACTCATTATAAATTCTTTTTAAAAGAAACATCGGCTGAATACTATAATTTAGCTATGGATAGACACTATCCTGCTGAAGATGGAAACGTTTGGTTAGCTTTTCCATCAGCTGAAAGAAACAAGGTTAATGATGAAACATTTATAATACTAAAGAAAAGACACGATAGCGATGTGTTTGTAGAGGACGAGGCTAGATACAAAATAATAGCAATAGAAAACGAAGCGCCTGATTTCTTAACAATACAAAAAGTTTCTAAAGGTGTTGTTAGCGCTACTAGTGATAATGGTAATTTATTTATAGACGGTGGTTATCCTGAGAAATTTACCTCTAAAATAAGAATACCTAGAGTTTTATGGAAACCTGTGTTTGGAGGAACAACTGGTAGTAGTGATGATATAGATTTATCAACCGCTTCCGTGCATACTTTATCTGATCTAATGGTTAGAATAAAGAAAGGTAACCAAGTAACTAAGTATTACGATATATCAACTATACTGTACGAGCCTGACATGAGTGGTTTAGACTACGTGGGTACTAACACTGACGCTGAGAATAAGTTTTGGGAAATAAACATAGAAAAAACATTTGATGAGTCTGATGTAAACTGGTTAGGTAGCGTAGGTGAAGGATCTGAAATAATGCCAGATAGTCAAGTTAAAGTAGAAATAGCTCAAAAAGTTAGAAAACTAAAACCAGAGTTTCAAGGTAGATTTTTTGCTAAAATATATAGAGACTCAGTATTAGAACAAAATATATTAAACTTTGAAAACCTAGATGAGTTAAGGATACTAGCTCAGAACAATTTTTGGCAAGTAGGTAACGACAGTGCGATTTCATTGGGTTACAACACTGGTGGAAGTCAAAGTACTAGATATAATTATTGGAGAGGTAAAAACAAAGGTAATGGTACACCGGCTAAATGGCACATACCTAGGTTCGGAAAAATGAGTGGATGGGAAGACCTTGGTGGAGAAGGTGATATTTTGAAAAACAGAAACTTTGGTTCAGCAGCGGACTATGGCGGTTCTCAACATAATACGTTGAAAAGTACACAGGCTTATGGTATAAGACAAGGTGAAAATATAATAGAAATAGCGTATCATAACTTTGGTGCAGATAAAAGAAGACCTTGGGGCTCTTGGATTAAGTTTGGAAACACAGTAAAACCAGCTCACAAGGATTTTGTAAATGCGTTAGAGACTATAGGTAACTATATAAAACTACCTGGAGATCCAGATGAAACTTTATACAAGATAGAGGGTTGGAGAAGAGGTGGTTCTTACATCTATAAAGGTCAGAGATCTAGTGGTAGCGGAAAAAGTGGTTGGTGGAATACCTCTAGAGTTGTAATGTGGACAATAAAATTAGACAAAGAAATAGTTTGGGCTCCTGAAGATAACGTATCTAATATAACAACAAGCTCTAATAACACAACGCCTATACAAATAGGAACAGCTATTGTTAACGAAGACGACTTTGATGGTTTTAGTACTGAGAACCCAGGTATATGGGAGACTGAGCCAAGAGAAGTAGCTGAGTTAGATTTATATTACGAGGCTAGCAACGCTTACAATATTTCAACACATGGTAATAGCATTGAGTTGGATTACCATAATTGTTATTCTTTTGCTAATGGTGTTGAATCTAACAGAATAAGAGATGATTACAACGCTACTTTTATAAGTAAAGGTGTAAAAGCTAGTAGTACTTTAGCTGAGCAATACAACGAAGAGGTTAAAACAAATGGATTAATTTTCTCGGGAATATTCAACTCTACATCCAGTGTTAACAGGTTGAATCAGTTTATAATGGCTGAAGCTATAACTAAAGACATAAATCCATCATATGGTAGCATACAGAAACTTGACACTAGAGACACTAACGTTTCAGTCTTATGTGAAGACAAGGTATTAAAGATATTAACCAATAAGGACGCTTTATTTAACGCTGATGGCAACGCTAATGTTACATCGAACAGAGCTGTTTTAGGTCAAGCTGTACCTTACGTTGGTGAATTTGGTATAAGTACTAACCCTGAGAGTTTCGCTAAGTACGGTTTTAGAACTTATTTTACTGACAGAGCTAGAGGCGCTGTATTAAGGTTGTCACAAGATGGTTTAGAAACACTACATACTAAAGGTATGGGTGATTACTTCTCAGACAAGTTAGCTAATACAAGTGTAGCTATAGGTTCTTTTGACGATAATAAAAGCTCATACAACATATCACTACAAAATAATAAAGCTAGAGGCTTAGATGACACTATATCCTACAAAGAACAGGTTTCTGGTTGGCCAAGTAGAAAATCTTACATACCTGAAAACGGTATATCTTTAAACAATATTTATTATACTTTTAAAAATGGAGAAATGTATTCTCACGACAATGAAGTTAGAAATAACTTCTATGGTGTTCAATATAGTTCTAAGGTTAAATTTATATTTAACGAAACACCTGAGGTAGTAAAAAGCTTTTTAACATTAAACTATGAAGGATCAAAACCTTATTGGAAACAAGAGTTAAATGACGACCAATATTATAACAACACTACTTCCTATGGCTGGTTTAACACATCTGTTGAAACTGATCTGCAATCAGGAATTGCAAATGAATTTAAAGGTAAAGAAGGTAAATGGTTTAACTACATACATGGTAATGCTACTACGTTAAGTAACTTAGATACAGATGAATTCTCCGTTCAAGGTATTGGTAGTATGACTAGTATATCTGGAGATGTTACACCTGCTAGCGTAACTATAACAGTAACAGAAAACAACGACTAAAATGGCATTAAACAATTGTACTATAAACTCAGGATCTGCTTCTACGTTGAAAGACGTGGCTATAGGTTCTTTGGCTAACATAATTTTAAATATAAAACCAAATGATGGTTATGTTCTTAGTGCTTCAGACTTTACTAATAACACCGGGTCGCTTTCAGGTATAGCCAGTATAGTTTTATCTAATAAAACTAATGCTTACGACTTAGACAATGAAGTTATAGTGACTGTTGATTTAGATAACACTTTTACACCTTCTAGTGACGTAAACTTAGTTATAGACATAGATGGTGACGCTATACTATCT